CTCCACAGTATACGTATACCCTAGGAGATATGCTGGATGTGTTCAGTATAAGTAAAAGAGAACTTTTGCCCTATAATTCTGTTGAACGTGGGCAACAGTGCCCTTATTATCAAGTTAATGATAATCTTGGTTTCTTTTGTGACAAGGGAATTAAGCCTGAGGCTGCTAGCAATTATTACCTTTCACAACTAACCAAGCTAGTATTGAAGGATTCGGTTAGTCCAAAGACGCTTCCTGACAATACTGAAGTTGTAGGCCAATATTTAGAATCTATTGATACTAATTCAAATTGGGGACAACTTGAATCGAAAACTATATCTCGAGCAAGTGTTGAAAAAACTTCGTCAGATATTTCGAAATAAATTTATATTTTTTTCTAAAAATACTTGAAATTATTATATATTCGACTATAATATAATATTAAGAGGGTAGAGACGAGATTTGTATGTCGTCGTCCGCTTGGGCTGAAACCCCTGTAGGTCGGCTACTCTCTTAATAAAATTTATAAAGTTATGTCAATCAAACCAACCATTTTGTCTGTTTGGTCCATTACTTATAGTGAGACCGTTAAAAACAGGCTCTCGTCTCCAGAGAAATTTAAAGAAACTTTGGATAATCTCGACCCCGCTGGTTACATCTTTCAATTAGAAAGAGGTGAAAAAGCGGGTAAACTGCATTTTCAGTGTAATCTTAGGCTTAAAGATCCAATGTCGCAGTCTAAATTGCGTGAAGCACTCAAATCAAAGCTGAGAGGAGAGTTTTATGCAGCTGGGTGTATGAATTTACGTCCTACACACAATACCAAAAAGGCAGATTTTTATTGCATGAAGGATGAATCCAGAGTGGAAGGAACATCTCCTTGGCTTTTTCCGTCCAATGTTTACATTGGCCAAGATCTCATAAAAGAGTTTTATCCCTGGCAGGCTAGCATATTTTCTCAGGTAATGTCTTCTCCGCATGATAGGAAAATTCCCTTAATATGCGATCCGTCAGGGAATAAAGGTAAATCAGTTTTTGCTAAAACACTCGGGTACCGTTATGACGCATGTGTTATACCTCTGGGATTAACATCGGCTCAGATGAAATCTGCTATCGTTGATGCGGGTCCTAAAGAGATTTATATCTTAGACCTGCCAAGAAACAATAAATCTTTCCAAGAGATTTTTGATACGATAGAAGAGTTAAAACGTGGCTTCGTTATATCTTGTTTTCATGGAAAACTAAAGCAATTATACATGTCTCGTCCGCATGTTGTCTGCTTCACCAATGAGTTTCCTGATCTTGGATTGCTCTCTTTCGATATGTGGGATTTGTACCAAATATCGCCCAATAAGGAGCTGGAACACGTTGATAAATTTGGAATTCAACGCTTTCAGAACCAAAACAAAAAAAATAATGAAATTAACATACCAGTGATATCATCAATGGTAGACTTTTAAAGGTTTTTATTGAGTGACAGCGGCAGCGCCTTATAAAAACCTCTATTTTTTTAAATTCAAATTAAATATGATGAATTTTTTAGGATTACGTGTTGGCGGCGGAAGTAAAAATATCCGCGGCTTTAAAGCACGTCAAGCGATGACACCTGTTTCGCGCCCTGTTCCTCTGAGAACAGCCGTGCAACGAGTTGTTGAAGAGAACCCTCAGAGATTAAAGCACGAAGAAAAACGCAAGACGGCAACGTCTACTCAGCGAAAAAGTACTCCGATTGAGTCTCCAAAACCGCGTAGTGGAGGTCGAGTAGGGGGTCAAGCCCCTACAAAGAGCGCAACCAATGTCGGTAACGATACGACGGTTCCTATGGGTCCGGTCTTTTTAAAAGGACCTCAGAAGAACACGATCATTTCTCACAGCGAATATGATACTAGTGCTCCTCCTCCGCCCATACGAATCGCCTACGAAGTAGGTGAGACCGGTTCGTCTAAACGATTAAACGAATATAAGAAGATGTACAAAGGTAGCACCTATGAGCTTCCGACCCCTACCCTTATTGTTGGTGGTGATGGTGGTAACTACCAGACTAAGTTTCGTCCGTCAACTATGGCGGGTTTTGGGAGAAAAAATGTTGTTTGGCCTTACTGGTTGAACGACTATTTTTCGATAAATGCCGCTCAGTTGACTTCAAGAACATCATGTTTCAATCGTTACCAGATTGAATCATTGTTATTTAAGATGTGGCAAGATGTGGGTATAACGAATACGAGTCTCGAGTCGTTTATAGACGATCTTGAAAACACAATAGGAGGTGACGTCCGTGTCGACTTTCCATTGGATTACATTCAGTGTGAATACAAATATTTCAACAATAACATCGCTATGCCGATTGATTTGTCGTTATATATTTGTACGCCTGCGAGAAGTATGACAGCCGGCCATAATCCTATGGTTGATTGGTTTAACCCAGGCACTGCCGATCCTACCACGGATTCGATGTTAATGCTCCCGGATTATTATTACGAACCGGTGCTAACAGGCTCGCAAAACACAATGTTCGTTAATACTAACGGTTCTTTGTCTGATATACACATTATGTCGGAGAAAGCTTCTATACTCACAGCTTCGACAGAAGTTGTTCCTGAAGCCACTCCTCAAGGTTTCAGTGCTAAGTTCCGCGAGAATTGGAACGTAATGCATGTCCAGCATTTCGAACTTCAACCGCAGCAAGAACTTATAGTCACATTTACAGTAAAACTATCTAAATTGTTTGACCTAAAGCAAATGCTTTCGTATACTACAGAATCTAACAAGTATCAAGTGTTTAAAGATTTAACCATGTTCCCTATGGTTACTTTCCAAGGGCAAGATACAACAGCTGTGAGCCAAGGATTGAAGCGAGCAACGCCTGCTGTAGCTGATATGAACCGCTTTTTAGATACAACGGCTCCTAGATCGAGTGCGAGCATGCTTTCTTCAAGTATGAGTACGAAAGCACGAGTACATGCAAAGACGTCTCCTATGAGACGTCCTTTAAATAGCACTCCACAGTATACGTATACCCTAGGAGATATGCTGGATGTGTTCAGTATAAGTAAAAGAGAACTTTTGCCCTATAATTCTGTTGAACGTGGGCAACAGTGCCCTTATTATCAAGTTAATGATAATCT